TACGACATAGCTACCACTCATGAGTACAAGGGCAACAGGAAAGGTGCAGAGAAACCTAGGCATCTCCAAGGTGTTCGTCAACACATGATAGAGGGTTGGGATGCTATCGTGTCAGAGGGTGAGGAGGCTGACGATCTGATAGGAATCTGGTCTACTAAATTCGGACCTGACTGTATCGTTATCTCAGTTGACAAGGACATGATGCAGCTACCCTGTAGACACTTCAACCCTAATCGTAGGTCTTTCTCTAAGGTGTCAGAGGTAGAGGGTAACAGGTTCTTCTACTCCCAGATACTCACGGGTGACAAGGCTGACAACATCATAGGTCTGTATGGCATAGGCCCAAAGAAAGCTGAGAAGATACTTGAGGACTGCGAAGAGGAGGCTGATATGTATGAGGCTTGTCTGCGTAGTTACGGAGGAGAAGAAGACAGAGTAATAGAAAACGGTAAGCTTCTCTGGTTGCGTAGGTTTGAGGGTCAGATATGGGAACCACCCAAATGCGATTCAGATCAGGACTAGAGGAACGTACAGCCAAGTACCTAAAGAAGCTCAAGGTAAAGTTCACATACGAGAAACTAAAAATCAGATGGCAAGACCTGAGATACAGAACTTACACACCTGACTTTGTACTGGCTAACGGAATCATAATAGAAACTAAAGGAAGGTTCATCGCATCTGACAGGCAGAAACACTTGATGATAAAAGAACAACACCCTGACCTAGACATAAGATTTGTTTTCTCTAACCCTAACTCTAAGCTTTACAAAGGATCAAAGACAACGTATGCTGGTTGGTGTGATAAACATGGTTTCAAATGGGCTAAAGAAAAAATACCTCTTGAGTGGATAAAAGAAAGGAAAGGTACTTGACAATGCTAGACGAAGAGAGTAAAATACTTGCTCTTGCTGAGAACTATGATCTACAGTTTCTTCTAGAAGAGAACGACATAAGGAGTACCTTTGTCATCAAGTACCTAGTAGAAGAAGGATTGATAGACTTAGAAGATTACTTTAATCTAGACGCAGAAATAGAAGAGTGGAGAAGACTAGAAGAATGATAAACGAGACTGACATAGAAGCCTTTGAATACTACAACAGCCATGAGATGACACTCAACGAATACCAAAGAAAGGCTAGGACTACAGCTATCTATGCAGCTAACTGTGCTATCCTGTACCCTGCTTTGGGTATGGTAGGAGAGGCTGGTGAGGTAGCTAACAAAGTAAAGAAGATACTAAGAGACGGTACGTTTGATCGTGATGCCATATCTAAAGAACTAGGTGATGTCTTATGGTACCTCTCTATCTTAGCTAAAGACTTAGGTTTTAATCTGTCAGACATAGCATATGACAACTTGAAGAAACTGGAAGACAGACAGAACCGAGGCACACTACAAGGTTCAGGGGATAAAAGATGAACAACTATTTACCAACAGATTACCAAGAGTTCATACACAAGTCAAGGTACGCAAAGTACTTCGATGGTAAGGGACGTGAGTCATGGGAAGAGACAGTAGAACGATACATGGAGAACATTGTCTACCCTAAGCTAGGTGAGGACACATACACAAAGTCAATACGGGATGCTATCCTAAGTCTTGAGGTCATGCCATCTATGCGGTCAATGATGACAGCAGGTCCAGCCTCTAAGAGAGACAACACCTGTATGTATAACTGTAGCTACCTACCCGTAGATGACCCTAAGTCCTTCGATGAGGCTATGTTCATCCTCCTCTGTGGTACTGGTGTCGGCTTCAGTGTCGAGAGGCAGTATGTATCCAAACTCCCTGAGGTACCTGAGTTGTTCGACAGTGAAACCACTATTGTCGTCAAGGACAGTAAGGAGGGTTGGGCTAAAGCTTTCAGACAATTGTTGGCACTCCTATGGGCTGGTGAGATTCCTCAGTGGGACATTGGTTTGGTACGTCCAGCAGGTGCAAGACTAAAAACTTTTGGTGGTAGAGCCAGTGGCCCTGCACCTCTCGTTGATCTCTTCAACTTTGCTATCAAGACGTTCAAGGATGCTCAAGGACGTAAGCTGTCTAGCATTGAGTGCCATGACCTTATGTGTAAGGTAGGTGAGATCGTAGTTGTAGGTGGTGTCAGACGGTCAGCTATGATCTCTCTGTCTAATCTGTCAGATGACCGTATGCGTCACGCTAAGTCAGGTGCTTGGTGGGAGAACAATCCGCAACGAGCCTTGGCTAACAACAGTGTGAGCTACACAGAGAAACCAGATGCTGTCTCATTTATGAGAGAGTGGATGGCCTTGGTGGAATCAGGAAGTGGAGAACGAGGAGTATTCAATCGTGAAGCATCTAAGAAACAAGCTGAGAAATATGGCAGACGTGATCCTAACTATGACTTCGGAACTAATCCTTGCTCAGAGATTATCCTACGTCCATATCAGTTCTGTAATCTCACTGAAGTTGTCGTCAGGTCTACGGACACTGTTGAGGATTTGGAACGAAAAGTCCGCATTGCAACTGTTCTTGGAACAATTCAATCAACCTACACCCACTTCCCATATCTGCGGAAGGTGTGGCAACGTAATACAGAAGAAGAACGACTGTTGGGTGTGTCACTCACGGGGATAATGGACAACCCTTTACTAACGAGTAAGAATCATGGCTTATCAAAAACTCTCACGCACCTTAGGCAGGTTGCAGTTGATACTAATACTGACGTCAGCGACAAGCTTGGGGTTAACCTTAGTGTTGCTATTACGTGTGTCAAACCTTCAGGAACAGTCTCGCAACTCGTTGACAGTGCCTCAGGAATACATGCACGGTATTCAGATTATTACATTAGAACCGTTAGAGCAGATAACAAAGACCCCCTTACCTCCTTCATGAAGGACATGGGTATCCCTAACGAACCAGATGTAATGAAGCCAGCTAACACTACTGTCTTCTCATTCCCTATCAAGTCACCAGATAACGCAGTTGTTACCTCTGACCTGACAGCGATAGAACAACTAGAGACTTGGCTGACCTATCAGAGATACTGGTGTGAACATAAACCCTCTGTCACTATCAATGTCAGACCTGATGAGTGGTTCGAGGTAGGAGCATTCGTGCATAAACACTTCGATGAGATGTCAGGTGTGTCATTTTTGCCATACAATGAACATACTTATCAGCAAGCACCTTATCAAGAGATTGGCAAGAGTGACTATAATATGCTATTATCTATCATGCCAGACAAGATTGATTGGAGTAAGCTGTCTGAGTATGAGAAGGAAGACAACACTGTAGCAATGCAAACGATGGCTTGCTCAGGTGATGTGTGTGAAATCGTAGACTTAACGTAAGGAGAATATCATGGGTCTAATAGAAGCAATTACCATAGCCTTTATCTCAATTGGTGTGCTAGAGGATATAGCCATACCTGCTGCTGGGGCAGCATGGGAAGCAATACAGGAAGATACGAATGCCGACTAAAAGAAAGTTTAGCAAAGAAGCCTATGATCTGTATGATCAGACAGCTAGAGATAAACTGGTGACCCTTCTCTCTGAGAGGGGCCATACCATCATCTCCTCAGATGAAGACTACTTCGTGGACGTAGTGTCACAGAAGGATGGGTACACCTACTACAGTGAGGCTGAGGTAAAGACAGCATGGACTGATAGCTGGCCTACCAATTGGAAAGAGATCAGGATTCCTGAGAGAAAGAAGAGACTCCTAGCTAAATACCAAGAGGAGAAGGGTGTCTTAAACTTCTATGTCTTCAGTAAAGACCTCAAGCAAGTATGGAGAATCAAAGACACACAGCTAACCGAAGAGGGTTTGAAAGAAGCTAAGGGTAGATACATCCATGAGGGTGAGAGGTTCTTCCATATACCCTATACAGAAGCGGAGTTAATTAATGTCTGACATAGTAAATAACCCACCTCACTATGGAGATGGGTCTATTGAGTGTATAGAGTACATGAAAGACAACATGGACCTTATGATGTTCATGGGGTACTTAGAGGGTAACACTAAGAAATACCTTCACCGATACAGATACAAAGGGAAACCTTTAGAGGACTTGAAGAAAGCACAATGGTATCTTAACAGATTAGTAGAAGAGATGGAGGCTAAATGATATGGAGACTATGTTTGCGGCACTAGCAGTTGCCTGTGGATTAATCGAAGGTGACCCGTTACTTAACCAAGGGTGTGGTATTATCTTCCAGAGACGTTTAGTTTCTACTGAGGAACAGTGTATCAGTGATGTTGCCTTGATGGTAGCCACCATGCCACCCCCTGCTGGTGCTTACATAACAGATGTCCAGTGTGTACCTGTTAAGGTTGACCCTAAGAGCAATAAAACCTAAGTTCGTTTCTTTCCTGAAGCTGTTGTTGACCACTTCACTCTCTTGGGGCCAGTCTTTTTGCTGGCCTCTTTTTTTGTTATCTTACCAGCTACTGCCTTAGGTCTACACGCAGGGTATGGTCTGCCCTTGTCACTCTTACCTGACCGACCACACTTCTTACCTGTCTTGACATCACGCCAATCCTCAGCGAACCATTTACCTAAGCCACCCTTAGCCATTACTTCTTCTTTCCTCTGAGTTTCTTTAGGTCAGCAGCAGTGATCTTCTTTCTAGGTGGAGCTACAGCAGCTAGACGTTTCTGCTTAGGAGAATACTTTGAATAGGGCATCACTTCTTCCTTACTCTGTTGTCTTTACCTGACCATGTGCCACCCTTAGACTTATACCACTTGGAAGCCCAAGCGTTTGCATAAGCTGAGGGGTATACCTTGAACTTCTTCTTAGCCTCTGCCTTGGCTCTAGACCATAGGCTAGGGTTGTTTGGTTTAGGTTTACTTGCCATTTACTTTACCTCTTTTGACATCCATATACCGAAGGCTCCTGTGGCGGCTCCCATGCACACCGACACCAGTGAAGTCTGTTGTGTTGTGGGATCAGGCAAAAGCATGAACCACTCCACTACTCTCCAACTCATAATAGTGAAGGCTAACATCATAAGACGGGGAAGCACCTTCCAGTCATCTAATACAGTATGAGCCATTATATTTTACCTAAGTAAGCTAGAAGAACAACCAAGGCTAGACCTGCTGTAAGGACAGTAACGGTAGCTATCAAGCCCCAGAGGAGTATAGCCTCTAAGAGCTTCTCTCTTCTCTTCTGTTGTTCTTCCTGTTCTTTCTTTCGTCTAACCCTAACCTCTTTACGTAGGTCCACCAACTCTTGCCAAGCTGAGAATCCTCTAGTGGATATAACTATTTCTCTGAGCTGGTTTTCTATGTCGTTGGCTTGCTTGCGTTTGACAAAAGTGTCGAGGGCTTCCTCATTAGATGACGAGAAGAGACTGTTCTTCTTCTTTTCGTGGTCCTTCTTGGCACCATCTATAGCATCAAAGAGAGCACTCAAGTCCTTAGCAAGTGATGCTATCTCTTTGCCAGCAGCTATCCCTGCCTTGACGCCAGCAAAAATTGTTAACGGGTCCATTTGATCACCACACTACGAAGTCTACGTTCTCACCTACTCTTTGTGGTACCTTGTTCATGTTGTGAGGATGATAAGCATAGGCTTCTTCATGCTTGTACTTATGAGCCTTAGCCTCTACAGCAGCCTTAGACTCCTCTACTACCTTATTCTTAGGTGTAGTATCCTGAAAGATAACATTCTCATGTGTATAGAATGGCATCTTAGGTAGAGGTAGATATGCTAGTAGACCTGTGTTTACCATTTCTTGCATGACCAGTATCTAGCTGAGAACTTATCCTTAGCTGTATCACACTTGTGTCTAGCACGAAAGGACTTACGCCTCTTAGGGTCTGACTTCTTGATCTTCATATTGGCATCCCCAAAGCGAATGATCTTCTCTTTGCCATCCTTACAAGCTTTGACAACAAACTTCTTACCACCTGAAACCTGACGCTTCGGGCTGTTACACTTCATCTTTGATTTGTCTATCTTAGCCACGGTATCTTCCGAATGTTATAGTTTTTAGGAACCCTCTCCATATCTCTATGGGTGATGGAAGCATCCACCCTAGGATCATCATAAGTATGACCCATGTGGGTATGTCTTGGTTCAAGACCTTGACACTATCTACTGAGCCAGCCAGATTGAATGAACCCTTAGACTCATCTATCTGTACGTTCTCAGCTTCAATGTCTCTGCTTTGGTCTATAGCTGATTGATTGTTCGTCTTGCCTACCTGAGTGTTTGCGTTAACGGTAGGTCCACCTCCACCACCACCCCCAAGGAGAGACATGGGATTGAGGCAAGCACTAAGTGTGAGGCATAGGAGTATGGCTATAAATATTCTCATCGTCCAGTACCAGCTATTCCAGCATTCTTTGTTATAGCAGCTATTAGCTCTGGGTCAGCCTGAGATAAAGATGTATCGGTTAATCTTTTTATTTTAAAACCACCTTTATAATTCTTTTTCATAACTTCAGGAGTATATTCTGAAACCCTTATACCCCCTGTAGATTCTGTCCCTGTTACATAAGATGTAGCACCAGCGGATTGATTACCCCCTATTGCTATAATAGTACCGTCTTCTCTTATTTCTAATACAACGGAGACGTGACCTTTTGCACTACCTTTAGGATACAAAAAGTCTCCATTTTTTTGACGTGCACCATCTTGTCTGTTGTTAAAGACCACAATATCCCCTGCCCTAACATCAGAAGGGGTTCCGAAATATGTTTTACCTGTAGTTGGGTTGTGGTTATAGACATCCTCACCAATAAACTCATAGTTTTGGGAACCTGCTCTATATTGTACAGCCGCTTCAGTTAATTTACCCCCTGATTTAAGTATTAGACTTCCTAATAAATCAGCACACCAAGGTGTTTTAGAGGGGTCAATACCCATACCAAAGTTTTTATAAGCTTCTATAAATCTTGGGTCTTTTTCGTCAGCCCCTATTAGTCCACTTCTAGCATAGTACTCTATAAAATTCTCACCCTTTTTAATATCTGGAATAGTTCCATCCCAAGTAGCAGAATCAAAAATAACTAAATTAACATCCTCTGTTGTTTCTGGAGGACTATCTTCAAGTTCATCTTGGACAGCCTCATCATATCCTGTAGGAAGAGTGTCAATAACATTTTGAACTTCTGGTTTTGTTATAGGCTGAATACCCTCAGGTCTAGCTCTAGGACGTAGGCTAGAGATTTCAGGTTCAGGTCTAGCCTTAGGACGTAGACTAGATATTTCTTCAACTATAGGTTCTACACCCTCAGGTCTAGCCTTAGGACGTATCACTTGTCCTTCTTCTTGTTGCTGTTCCTGAGGTCTTTCCTGTGGGACACTAAGGTCTATAGATGGGGTAGCTTCAGGGGTCTTTAAAGGAGCCAACTGCATTGGCCCTCTAGTTCCTTCATCCATTTTTGGTGCAGCCACCTTAGGTAGTTGCTGAGGTCTATTAACTTTAGCTAAGGGAACAGGACTAGGCATAACACCCTGATCCGTAGCAGGTTGTTGTATAGCTTCAGGTGGTTTAACCATGACAGTACCCATACCCTGAGGCTTTAATGTCTTAGCTTGTTGTATGAAAGAGGCCATTATGTTCTCACTTCTGTGCCAAAATACCAGTATCAGGATCAATAAACCAACTATCCTCAGGTAGTTTATCGAACTCAGTCTGTTGTTCCTCATCGGTTTGCCCTGAGAAAGTATAAGGATTATCCTCTGTATACTCTACACCAGCCGTAGGTACCTCAGTAGGAGAACCTAGTCTACGGAGAAGCTCATCATATTTGTTGATACCTGACATAAGCTTGTCAGCTTTTCTAACAGCCTCATTTATTCTCTCAAAGTCTAGGCTTGTTCCTTTGAACTCACGTCTTGTTTCCATAGGAATCTTACGACCTAAGTCTCTATACATTTCCATGAGATCGTTATTATAGTAGGTGTTAGCCAAGTCTTTTATTTTGAACAGAACTTGCTCACCTCTTTGAGAGAAAGAAGTAATAGCTCCTTCATCTAGTATAACCTGACCTTGATCCCCTACAGTCAGGAATTTATTTTCAGGGTCTTTTAGTGAACCATAAACTGCTAAAGCGTATGATGATTTTTGGAAGCGTAAAGCATTTGCTATACGTTCTTTGGTTATCAAGTAGGAATCATTGTCGTATTGCTTGAGCTTCCTTAGTTTATTAAAGGTATCCTCTGAGAATATCCTAGCTATAGTTGCATCATCTATAATACTAGACGACGTTACCATATTGACAGAAATAATCTCTAAGCCTTTGACAAAGTTTTCTCTAGCAAAATCTTCAGCCATTGTCTCAGGTGTGAATAGAGATACCTGATTGAGATAGGCAAAGTCGATAGCTTCTTTACGGTCTTTAGGTTTTCTCTTTTCTGCTGCTGCAATAGCTTCCTGAGTGTGCAGAATCTCTGTTGGCGTGAGTGTAGACTCTTCTACGTTCTGGCTTACCTGTTCAGCTAACTCAGGGAAGACAGGAAGAGGGGTAAACTCTACGCTTTCAGGTGAGATATTCTTGGTAAGCTCCATAACCTTAGGTAGGTTGCTTGCAATCCAAGTCTCAGACACCTTATCTAAGTTACTCAAGATAGAGAACGCAGCAAGAGGGTCATCCATAGTCTTAGCTTGCAAAGCTATGGCCTCTGTCAGAGGAGTAACGATACCAGCTTTAACCTTCTTCAGTCTCTCCTCATCGTATGTCTCAAGTCTGACCAAGAGTTGATCCAAGGTATCGATCTGACTCTTTACATTTTGCCAATCATCATCTTGAATTAGAGGTGGCTTAACGAATTGACTTTTGACTACATCAAATCTAGCCCTCAGTTGCATGATGCTGTCAGGACTGACGTTACCCCCTGCTAGTTCTATATCCAGACCCATCAAGGCAAGGTTTCTTACATTGTCTAGAGCCATTGTAGCTTGAGGTAGATAAGAGGAGTAGAACTCAGACCTATTTACGTTCTTAGAATTAGTCAAGTACAAAGCTGCTGCCTCGTTCTTCTGCACTTGACCGATAGCCTCTACAAGTATATCCTGTTGTGTATACGGGTTGCCTGTAGCAGCTAGAGTTTGTTCTGCAAGAGCAAGGTATGCAGGGTTCTCTGCTATCTTCTTGCTGACTAGGTTTAAGGCTTCTTGCTGAGGGTTTACATTGAGGTAATCAACATCAATACCTGTCTGCATCTTGATAAGCTTAGATGCGTTAGCATCAATTTCAAAACCTTGGGCTGAGTACTCAGATATAAGGGAGTTGACAGAAGACCTGAGTTGAAGACCCTCTTGTCCTTTTAACTCTTGTAGGTCTTTAGCAAAGTTTCCGTACATCTCACGGTCAATAGAGGCTTGTGTCTTCTGTTTACCAGAGGACATCATGCTGTCCATGACACTGAAGAGACCTTTACCTAAACCTTCTATTGCTTTGGCAGAGGCACCTAGCTCAGTTGCACTAGGCATCGTGACACCCTGTGCGTATTGAGCACCAGCCTCACCTAAATCCATTGCATATCCAGCCATAGTTTTTCCTTAATACATTTGTTGCTGAAGAAGACCAGCAGAGTAGCCTAGGTTCAGTTTGTGAGCATTTCTCATTATGTCAGGTATTTGACCTGCGTTTATAAGACTATTCTGAAGAGATATTTTTAACTCGTTAGTCAGAGGCATAGACCACAACTCATCATTAATCTCTTCCCAAAGTTTAGAACCTCTTAGGAAGTCCTCTTGGTCACCTTCTGTCAGTAAAGACATAGCTCTATCAGCCTTGGCCTTTAGTCTTGTTCTTATCTCACGGTACTTCTCGTTCTTCTTGAAGACCATCTCTTGATAATCGTAGTAGTTCTGTACAGGTGCAGGGGTAGCACCCATAAGTACAGCAGCAGCATCTCTAGTTGTCAAGCCACCAACTACTAGCCTACGTGTACGGCTACGATAGTTACCAGTTTCTATGAGTTCCCTAATCTTTACGACCTTATCGACAGTAGACAAGTTACGGACTAACTGTGTCAAGTCTTCACGTACCATTTCAGTACGTCCACCAAGCATAGCTCTAATAGCATTGATACCAGCAGAGTAAAAGTCTTCTGCGATCTCACCTGATGGACCGAATAGAGTGGTGATCAGGCTTTCATCAAAGAGCTTACGATAGGTATCTGTGACCTGACCTAGAGGTGCAGCCCTTTGTGCGTATGCTGTCTCAGTGCCTAGACCCCAACCTAGAATCTGGTCAAACAATCCGTACTTGACCATGTTGTGCATCTCTACAGCCTGAGGGTCATCTGAGGCATAGCCCATTTTCTCTGTGACATACCCTGCTGTACGGCCTATACCAAGTCCTGTCAAGCCCCACATTGGCCCCATAACTAGAGCCATACGTGCTCTCTCACCAGCAGTAAAGTTACGGCCTACAACTATGTTCTCCATAGCTCTGAGAGAGAAGGTTAACCACTGAGTAGGTACTCTCATCGGACCTGACTGAGCAAAACTTCTAGATGCTGAGGTCATACGAAAGGTGAGGTCTTGTTCTCTATTGGTAATCCAAGTCTTACCTGAGGGAGACAGAGGATCAATGTCAGGACGCTTGGCTCTGTGCTCAAGGAATGCTGTAATAATCCCTGTCATACGAGAGAAACGTTCACCCTCTCTAAAGAAGATAGTAGACTTATCTAAAAGTTTTCCAACTGATGCTTGAGCTTTACCCGTAAGAGTGCTAGCCGCACCAAACTTTTGAGGAGCTTGGAGTTCGATAACTTGGTTGTCAATGATATTCCTTCCACTCTCATCTATGTATCTGACAAGAGTATTTAACTCATCCTCAGACAGACCTGACATACCAGCTAGACGTTTGATTGCTGTCTGTCTAGCAGCACCTTTAGTGTTTGCTATAACAAACATAGGTGTCGTAAGACCTAGTGCTTTGATGCCACTGGTAGGAGAGATACCTGCGATAGTAAGACTATGCAAACCCTGAAGCATAAACTGGTCTGGGTTCAAGAAACCAAACTTAGAGTAGAAGCCAACTTTCAGTAGCTGAGATGAGGGGTCAGTAGCAGCTAAGTCCCACTTGAATCCTGTCTTTTCAAAGACAAACTCAGTAGCTGACCTTGTAAATGCCTCCCACTTATCTGACAGCCAAGTAGGTTGATTGAGCCTACGCTTGATGACATCCTGTGTCTCACGTAGTTGTGCAGCTACATCGTTAAACTTACCTGTCTTAGTGACCTCAGCTTCCAAAAGTCTACCCAAGAAGTCATTCTTAGGGAGAGCACTAACTCTATCCCAATTCTTAATGAGTCCTTGGTTAGCCTCTGCTAGCTTATTCCAACCAACTAAAGCACTCTGTGAGGCTGCACGATTAGCATAGCCAAAAGCTTCAGAACCAAACTGGTCAGCGATAGCTGATATTGGGTTAGCGTTTGTAGCTGACTTACCACCAAACTCAATGAGAGGTGTGTCACCACGTTTCATGCCAAGGTTATTCATCTTGACACTTACGTCTTCACCTACTGACAAACCAAAGCGAGTAGGGTCACCACCAGCATCACTTATAGAAATCTTTTCGTCCCTAGCTTTAGCTACAAACTCTTCTGTGAAGTTAAACTTGTGAGCTTGAGCTAGCCTTTGCAAGTCCTCTAGGTCAGTGACGTGTTTGTTCCATGTGTTGTTGGCTCTGATGACGTTACCTAGCTCATCATAGTCAGCTTTGCTTAGGCTAAGTTCTGCAATATCATCAATGCCGTTCTCATCTAGGAGTTTCTTAACTTCACGTGTTATATTATTTAGCTGAGTTCTAGCTAATAGTATCTGATCCTTACCAAAAGAACCTAGTAGAGTTTTGAATCCTATGGATACCTGCTTACCTGAGGCCAGCCTTTGCTCTTTGGCAGTACCCAAGAACCAACGGAACTCAGAGTTAGTACGAGGACCACCGATATTGTACGGCATGATGTCTACTCGTTCTAAAACTCTGACACCCTTAGGGTTGACAAAGTATAGATGGTCCATGAATGTCTCAGGAACCTTGTAGACTATCTGGTCACCCTTAAGTTTATCCTTACGGATTGGCCTTAGGGTAGCTAGATCAAGAATAAACTCGTCATCTATCTGGCTCTGAGCTACCTTGTAGGCTACATTACCAAACTCGTCGGTCATCTCAAGGAAGACACCATCAGCAGCCACGGCTCTCTTCAGTCTCTCAGAAGATTTAATCTGCCAAGTGGTGTCTAGGATGTCGATAAGAGCCTCGTAGCCTTCCGTAGTAGCTTTGCTGGGGGCAGACCCGTACATAGTTTTATACATGGCCTCAAAGCTAGCTACAGAAGGAGCCTGACGCATATGAGATAGCTCACCATCACGTAGCTGCGTCATGAAGTCTGACAGGTTTTCTAGTTCTTTGCCTTTAACCTTGTTTATTTTCTTTTGGTATGGCTTTACGAGGTCACCTATGAGAGCCTGACCAGACTCAGCCTGTAAGAACTTGGCACCTAGCTTGTCACCTAGGCGAACCGTAGCTGCACCAAAGACTTTATTGATAGAATCTCTGATAAAGTCAGACTTTTGTACGATCTGCATAGACTCAGGTAGGTCAGAGATGTCAAGTCTTTTCTCTGTCTCTAAGTACCAGCCACGTCCCTCTTCCCTTTTGACTACCTTTAGTGCAGGGTCATTCTTAGCTATGGCCTCTGCGTCCATCTTACGTCTGAAGAAACCACCTGTCTTGTCCTTACCCATACGGACTACGATCTTGTAGTCATCTGAGCCTTCGTCAACTACAGACAAGGGTTTGACAGAACGAGTAAGAGCTACGTTGTTTGTCTTCTTAGCTATACTCTGTGCTGTTCTAAGGGCTAATGCTTCGATACTGGCTCTAGGTACGTACTCACCAAAGGTACCTCTTCGGTTAGCTAGCTCTAACTCTTCTGTGAGCCTAGTCTTTACTGTGTGATCTCTTACTGTGGCACCTGAGGGACGAGCATTTGGCCCAGAAACAGGGTCTAGTTCCTCTGGTAGTGTACGTCCAGCGTTGATCTCGTCTGTCTGAGCACCTATATCATCCACTAACTTTGATGCTACACCTGCTGCTTGTACCTCATCACCTAGTGTAGCAATCACATCAACAGGTTTTTTAGCCTTAGTGACACCTAAAACTTTACCTGTCTGTCTAGCCAAGGCAGAGGCTGGCTTTGTGACAAGCCTTGATGTCCCAAGTGTAGCTATATCAGCAGCACCAAACAACGCATAGACACCAGACATAGGGTCATCCCCTAGGTAGGTGGCATCATTAGCTGTCTTGTACAAGTTCCAGATACTATCTGAACTAAAGATACCTTCGTCCTTACGTTCATCAATGTACTCTAAAGCCCACTTCTCGAACTCTTCAGGTTTCATCTGGTTGAATGCAGCCCTGATAGTCTCACCTTCACGGTTAGACCTAAGGGTTACGTTCTCAAATGCACCGATAGTAATCTCTCTGAGGACATTGACATCGAAGAAACTAAGTACTTTACCTATGCCACTCTGGTCATTCTCTTCGATGGCCTGTTGCATCAACCTGTTCCATGTCTCCATGTTGGTCAGGGTTCTAGCTGCATAAGGGTTTATGTCACCATCAGAGAGCATAAGGTGTTGAACCAACATGTACTCACTAAGAGACATGTCTTCACCCTTTTCCTTACGTTCTTCGATGATAGCTGCTATAGTCTCAGGCGGTAGACCATCCTGATAGGCTTGATTGATAGCTAAGGCATAGTCAAAGTTGAGACTTTCGTTCTTAGCTATAACCTCTGAGCTATCGTCTCCTACCTCACGTTCAGCTTCTATCTGATCTACAGGTAAATCTGTAGCGATAGAAATCTCCTGAGCCTTAGTCCTTTCGACTTGACTATTAGGGTTGTAAGGTTTATTGATCTGAGGACCAACGAGAGATTCCATGAGGACTTGCTCATTGAATATCTGATCATCAAGAGTGAGGAGGGATACCATTAGATTGCTTGATTCTGAGGATAATATGTTTTTTGAGGAGAAGGGGAGGCTGTAGGAACATTAGAAAGACCACCTAGCCCACCAATAGCACTAGCCAAGGTAAAGCCTAGACTACCCCTTGCAGAATACATTTGAGATAGACCACCTAGATAAGAGGCTTGACCTGTTAAACTTGTGTACTCAGAACCTAGACCTGACATCATAGTACCGTAACCTAGGTTAGCCCCTAGTTGAGACGTAAGGGAGGCCATACCACCTAAGAAACCAGACCCACCTAGCTGTTGTTGAGTTGCTGCCTGTGCTCTAGCTCTACCCCTAGCGATAATAGTTTGTCTAACAGCACTGCGTCTTTGTCTTGCAGCCTGTTCTCTTTGCATTTTAACTTGAGTTTCTGCTGCTTGTCTCTGTACCTGAGCAGATTGTCTAGCTGCACTTGCTGCCCTTTGTGTCTGATCGATACCATAAGCAGTAGCTCCAACTGCTGCTGTTGCAGCAACACCTGCTGCTGTTACACCAGTAAGACCAAGAGCACCTAGGCCCGTTGCTATAGCTGTAAATACTGCCATACTATACTTCCTTTATATAGGCTGTCTCTGTAGGTCTAAAACCTTTTCTTCTAAAAAGAATACCAGCCTTGCTTCCTAGGACTTCATCTAAGGTTGACAACCTGACAAACTCACATCCGTTTTCTTTTGACCAGACTACATATTGATCTATAAGTTTTGGCCCTGTCTTTCCGTTTCTATGCTCAGGTTCTATCCAGAACATTAACTCTTGTGCGAAGGTGAGATTATTAATAGGTAGGCTGCTGATTACTCCGATTAGAGAACCTACGATTTCTCCTTCGTGTTCTACAATCTTGACAAGACCTAGTTCGTGTCTGATCAGATTTGTAAGTAACTCGCTTACTTTGTTAGCTTCAAAACTTTTCCAAGCTGGGTGAGGTATTTCCTTACAGAACTGTTTGACTGCTATTACAACTTCTAATACGTCCTGTTCGGTTGCATCACGTATTGTATATTCTGACATTAAAACCTAGTGTTCCTTCCTTGGACCATACCCCATCCTAAAAGGATAAAGTCTTTACCTTGTTCGCTTTCGTATTTGATTCTCATAGACCTGCCATGACCTCTGATCTTTAGTCTGGTAGCTATAATATCCTCAGGGTAGGCGAAGTTAGACAAGTTATCTGGATCAACTACAACAGGATACTTTAGTCTGTAGGCTTGTTGTGTAGAACTAAAGGTATCTGCGAAGTCCCAAGCTGCTGAGACCAGAAGAGAGGATGGTCTAATAGACTCATAACCATCTGTAGCATTACCTGTGAAACCCTCTTCTGTCAGTCTTGAGTAGACAGCTATGTAGGGTGCATTCTTCTTTGTCATCAGGTCACCCACGAAGTCGTACCCTGTGACAGCAAAGGATGAGTAGTTTGTGTCACCCCAATCCAAGAAACTTGTACTATTAAAGGATGCCATAGTGATCTTATTGCTGCTACCCTCTCTTACTACAAGAACCAAGGCAGGGTCACCAGTAGCAAAACTTGAGACCTGAGTTGATACAACATCATCACCAGCAGATGTTACGACATCATCAGCACCACTGTTAGACGTAACGTCAAGTTCAAGTTCAGCAGCACCAAAACCTGAGTAGAACGAAAGACCTACAATACAGTCTGTGCTTGAGGACTGATCAGGTACGGACCAAGGTATGAAAGCCTGAAGAGCTAAATCAAGAATGAGGAAGTTATTTAACTTAGCCTCTATGCCTTCGTTATTATTAGGATAAGACCAATAAATTTTCTTGTTGATACTGTCATAGACAGAAGTTACTTTAGCTTTTACTGAAGTATCTATTCTATCCCAAAAGCTTTGAATAGTTGTCAAGCTTATATTTTGTTCTTGACCTTGGCCTGACACTGAGTCAGTCGTAAGTGTGTGAATACCAAACCTTGACCACCAGAAAGGTGTACCTTCAGCAGCTACAAATGTCTGAGGATTTAAAAGACCTACCTTAGACACACGGTTAATACCGTACTGAGACGCAGAGAATACCCCGTCTACACCTGTGATCTGCCAGACACCATTCTCAGCAAAGACAAACAAGGCTGACTGATAAGGATAAAGAAGTTGGATGTTAACTGCGTCAGGTATAACAAGAACACCACCATCACTAGCTAAGAGATCACTTAGGTACTCAGCAGTTGGGTCATTTACTTGGTGACAAATACCTAGATCGTTTACACTTTCTACAACTTTAGAGAATAGAACGTGACCTGCATGGCTAGCATCAGCAATACCTGAGTAAAACACACGACCACCAAAGGAAGCTACAGACTTAAATCTTGTACCTATGGTTTCAGTAGACAGTCCTGATCTAACTTTACTAAAGAAGTTTACAAGATAATGACCGTTAGAGGTTAGTGTGTTACCAGCAAAAACCTTATCCCATTCGGACGCATCAAAGTCATTACTAGAGTCTTTACCTGCGTACCAAGGATGTGTAAGCGGTGGGTAATTACCTGAGTTAGCTGTTGACCAAGTACTTCTAGCAGCCTCACCCTTAGTTCCTACCCAGCCAGCATTCTTTGTGTCATACGTTCTTGCTGCGTTTGTAGAACCTGCTGTTTTATAATCGTCTGTATTACCCTGCCAATCAAAGTCTCTAACTTGAAAAGAAATTTCTACACTAGCAAACTCGTTACCTGCACTAGCACTATCAAACGTCACATAGATAGTATTAATAGCTTCAGATGAAACAATCAGATTACCGTTGATACTAGCAAACTGACACTTAGCTGTCTCAGCACCAGCAGAGCCTGAGTACTCATGGGTAGTCAAGTCTACATAGTCTGTGTATCCTTGGGAAGAATAAGGTAGTGTTGACTTATTATAGAAATAAAGATTAGAACCCTTTTGTACAACCAAGAACTCAAGGTCAGCATTACCGCCTACGTTTAGCCAATCACCAGTGTGAACAATCTCACTGTCAGAAACAGTAAAAGAAGACAGGACATAGTTGCTTTCTAGAGCTAGTCCTAATCTTCTTCTCCTTGAGCCATCTCTACGTAGCTCACAATTTGATTCATCTACAGAGGCACCTTCAGGAAACGTTAGCTCACCAGCTTCAGTGATCAAACCCCTGACAAAGTTGTTAACTGCCTTCTGACCTAGACTTTGCGGCATTACGTTCTTTCTCTCTCATGTCTGCGTACTCGTTTCTTCGAACTGTACGAGACTTAGGCTTGTTTCTTAGGTAACTCTCTAAGGCTTTCTTAGCTGCATTGACACTTGTGTATCGTCCACTGAGTTCCTTAGGTACCTTACCATTCTTGAAGTTAATAACAAAGAAAGAAAAAGGGCTGATCTCTTTTGATATTGTAACTTCTGTAACTAGCTTCTCTGACTTAGCTACACAGGTTTGGTTTACTGTGTCTTCTGTAAAGTCTAGCATTATGTTCTTCCGTAGGATGGCCTTTTGTTTGCTCTTTTTGTTCTGTGCATATCGTTCTGTACGTAGGACTTTAAACGTCTAGCCTGTTGTTCTACCTTAGGGTCAGACCCTGCCTTGAACAAAGAGAAACAAGTTGACTTAGCCTCAGCTAAAAGATAAGGTAACATGTTGTCATCTAGGTCTGGCTCAAAGCTATCTGAGATAGTAAAGGTTGGGTAGACAGTACCATATGCTCTTGTCTTGTCAGCCTCTAGTGTATTACCTGAGGAGGACTTGTAGGCATCCATGATAATATGGTAGTCATCAAAAGAAGTATAGTAGCTAGGATCAACATTATTATAGACAAACAAGTCTGTGTTGCCTACCTTGTCTGATACTTTAAGTGAAGCACTTGACTGATCATCCATTTTCTCTAGGAACTCTAGAGGATGGACATAGTAAATACTTTTGTAATTACTTCCTGTGGTAGCTATATTATAAGACAAACTCTCAATTTGTTTTACATTGTCAGGGTACCTAAAGTGTGTAGGTCTAGTGCTGTCAGACAATGAGGTTAGCTTGAGAAGCTGTTGGTGCTCTGGTATATCTCTAGCTGATATAATATTATAGTATGTGTCTTCGATAACAGAAGCTATCTGTTCAGCTTCGTTAGTATCACTGATAGAGTTCACATCTTCTGAATCCATATCGGACAGAATAGACTGAACCATTTCCAGAAGAGTACGTTTCATTAAGAAGACCTATCTACAACTACAACAATAAGAGCATGTACGTGAGAGCTAGGACCACCGTCACAAGCTATTTGTATGTAGTCAGAAGCTGTTACTGTGTTATTAGAAGAAGGAGCTAGGGTGTCTACATCACCTGCTGCTGATCCTGACTGGGTAATCGTAAGTGTACCCATTGAGCTACCACCTGAATCACTTATGGTAAATACTGCGTCTGACCCATTGATAGCACCTGAAAGAACACTTTGTATCTTAGTTACTGTACCAGCAAAAGGAATAGGTAAGTAAAGACTACTAGCTGAAGAAATATCAGAAAAGTCTACAGTAAAAGTATCCTGTCTAGCTGTCCAAGCCCCACTGCCTGAACCATTAGCTACATACACTTTACCTGCTGTAGCAGCAGCTACACCCTTAGGCTCATGAAGGTAAGGATCAGTAAGTGTACTATGGTTTACATTAGCCATCTATAGCCCCTGCATCAGTTAAAGATATGATAACATACTTTATCTATCTTGTCAAGAAAAAAATGAGGATGCCCCTAAAAAACTTAGGGACACCCTAGTGCTTTATGGTTCGATGTATTCGATAACCAACTTGGCTTCACCAGCAGTAAAGGCTGCTGTGCCATAGTTAGCTTCGATGTACACATCGTTAGCACCAACAGTGGCTGTTCCACCGACTAGAGCACCGTCACAAGCTACACCCTTGTTAGCTGCGAGAGCCGCAAGAGCAACAGTTGCGTCGATACCATCGGCATCTACAGTCGTACCATCTTGCTGATAAGCACCGATTGTCAATGTAGCTGAACCAGCAGAGGTCCAAGCAGTTGTGACAATAAGGCTAGCAGACGTAATGTACGAACCTGCTGGAATGAAAGCATCGTGGTCTTGAGGAGTATCGGCTGATGAACCAAGGTCTGTCCCTGTCAGCGTCATTACCAATGCTTTCTTAGGAGAAACTGCTGTACCACGCTTTGCGGCAGTACCTGCTTCACCTGCTGTAAGGATTTCAAGACCGTCTGCATTAACATATGCCATAATTTAGTCCTCCTTACGCTACTGTTGGTTTCGTGATAACACGAACCATGTTTTCAGGACGATACAACTTGACACCGTAACGAGCCGTTGTTACGAACTCATGACGTTGGTGGTCTTTGTTGTAATCATAGTCAACCTCAGGCATCTGACGGAAGGCACCCACGAATGGGTTTACTTCTTGTGAAGCTGAGAAGAAGAGGTTAACCTTACCATTGGTGCTTGAGAAATCACCAGTGCTTGTGCTAAACGCCTCTTCGAGACCTGAGTCAGTTGCGTCTGCCAAGAAGTTTGAGCAGTACACGTCGAAGCCATATACGTTTGCTACGAAACGCATACCAGTTGCGATACCGTCACGAACAAGTCCTTCGAAACGTGGGTTGTTTGACACGTTAGTGATGTTGGACAGAGTGTTCAGTGTGTATTCAACTGAAGGATCAACGATAGCAACCAAGTTGCTGTCTGGAACGCTTTGCTTTTTAAGGGCATAACGAGCATATGCAAACTCTTTAAGGGTGATGATCTCACCTGATCCAGAGGCTGCAACACGCATCTTAATGCCATTAAGTGTCTCTTCTGAGTTAGCAGAAACACCAGCTTCAGGGGCAGCAAGAGTGGTTGACTCAAAGTGCTCCATGATTGCACGTTCTTGTTCAGGGACAAAACGAGACATCAGTTCGTTAGCATAGAATGTGTCTTGTTCTGCTTTCTTCGTCATGTAAGTAGCTGATGACAGATACTTGTCAACGGAGAATGTGAAGTTACCCGTGTCGAGTGGACGATAAGTAACTGCACTGTCTTCAGTGTAGTTGTCTACCTGTGCCTGACCGATAGATGGGATGTTGAAATTGTTTCCATCAGGAAAACCATCAAGCATACGCACATATCGTTGTGCCATCATCTCATCACGCAGAATCTCTTTGAGTTCTGTTGAGTAGACTTGAGCACGTTGCAGGAACGAGGTATTAGATGTGGTCATTGCCATGTCTAAGTTCCTTCCTTATGCACCAAACTTTTCACCAAGACGAGCTTTATCTTCAAACATTTGCTGTTGTGTCTTGGCTGAATAGTACATGTTACGATTTTCCCTACGTAGTTTTTGGTAGTAAGACCAATCACGTTCCGTAGAGGTTTGCATACCGACACCTTCGGTACGAACCGAACCTTGAGTTATAGGACTAAAGGTTTTCTTTGGTTCACCGATAAGAGCAAAGAAGGCAGAAGGAGATTCAGCAGCAATGTCACGCATACGTTCCAATGACATACCTAACTCAAATGCTTTCTTTTCGATTTCAGCCTTGGCTTCAGTGCCAAAACTTTTCTCTAGCTCTGCATCAACTTGAGCAAGATTACGTTTAATAACACCCTCTTGTTCTCGTTGAGTAAGTGTCTGTTCGACTAGGCTCTTCAGGTCTTCCTCATTAATAGGCGCAGTGGTGTTCTGACTATTAATGCTACTTTTATCTTGAGACACCTCAGAGTTTACTGTAGTAGAGTCAGTGGCCTTACTCTGAAGTTGTTCGAAAACTTCCTTTTGGTACTGTGACTTCTTGAGGTCTTCTCTCATTTCTTCGAGTTGAGCCTCTAAGTTTTTAATGTAGCCATCAGCTTCTAACTTGCCTTTGGCTAGTACCTCAGGGTCTTTCCAGTTTTCTCCCTTAGTCTCTACGAGCTTCTGTAAGTACGAATCCTGTGGTGGGGTTTCTTGTACTTGTTGCTCTGCCTGAGTGTCGTCTGTGGTTTGACTTTGCTCAGAAAATACCATAATGTTATTCCTTGTCTAGGTTGATAATATCAAGCACCTTGGTTAGTGCTCTGTTGTAGCCGATACGATCAGCTTGCTTGTAGGCCCATGAGGGGCTGTCATAGTCAGCCTCTGGTCCTGTATCCTTGAGCATAGGCTCAAGTATTTCTTTGAGGCGGTCTAAGCTTTCACGGTTTGACAAGATTTTTTGTCGTAGCTCAAACTTTTCCTCAGGTGTTTTGCATTTAGAAAACCAATAGGACTTCATTATTTCTTTTTCATTGGCTTCTTAGTTGTGTTCTTATAGGGCTTGACCTTGCCTTTTTTGTATGGCATCTTATAGTCCTTTCTCAATAGCAATTTCTTGTTCTTCCTCTAGTTGGACTTGAGCTTCTATCGACATCTTCTCAGTCTGCATTTGCTCAAGGATCGCCACGTTTTCAGCAAACAAGGTAGGCTCACCTAGTTCGTCAGCTAAAATACGAGCAAACTCTTTACCTGACATATGGACAGATATAGCAGGGTCAGCTAGTTTAAGTTGGTATAGCTGAGTAATATTCTGTACTCTCTGTGCTCTTTCAGCAAAGTGTCTGGCACCCATAGGTATTATCTTGCCGTTAGCTTTGATGTCTTCCTTAGTAATCTCTTCAAAGAAAAAGACACCAGTATCTTCGTTGAGGACTCTGATAGTGTCAGCATAGTCCATGTTACGTCTAGCTGCTTCAAGCATAGCATTGAGGATAGGTTCTAAGAAAACTCTTTCGAAGTGTGCAGTCTTATGTTGGAAGATACGACCTGCTGCTGTCATCAATTGGTTTACTTCAAAGGCTGTCTTCTCACCTGCACTACGGATACCCATAGCTTCCCTTGGAGCACCTGCCATCATCTCCATCTTGGCTTCTAGGTTTTGAATCTGAAAGTCAGCATTGAGTGCAGTTGCGTCTGGTGCTAGGTACCCTACGTCACCCTCTTCACCCATGTATATACGGGCTGCTGGCTCAAAGTCAAAGTCCTCTACGTCACCTCTGATCTTCAGAATAGGATAGGCTATCTGATCGAAGACATCAGCCTTGAGGTTCTCTAGGTGATCAATGCGGTACTGCATACCGACTAGGTTGTCTAGTGGCCCCATTGCATAGAGGTTGTCAGGACGATCTCTCCAACCTGCATGGAAGACAGAAGCTTTACCTAGCCAGCTAGGGTTCTGTTCGTTTGACAAGACATAAGACCTGTCAACAATTGTGATCACACGGTTCTTCATAAACTGATTTGTATCAGCATCGTACATGTCACCGTAGAACGTAAGGACTTCTACGTAGTCAGACTCAAAGTATTGCTTGATGTCAGAGAACCCATCAGCTAAGAGTCCCTCTGACTTATGTACATCTACGTCATTACCTGTAGCATATGAACGGTTGTGCATCATCTTCTCAAAGATGTCGTTCATGTAAGCATTGTCTACAGTCTCGTCAATCTTTCTCTTGACCTCACCCTTTGTAAGAAGCGTTCTGACAATCTTAGGTGAGTCGATAAAGGAAGCAGCTAAAGGATTAAAACAAATATCAAAAGGAGAAACACGAACAAGCTTAGGTCCAACATAGTTAACGGCTCTCTCACCATCCTCGTATTCTGTGTAGTCCCTGACAAAATCTACAGTAGCAAAACAGTTTCCGTACTGAATATAATCATTGATAAGTTTGCTTACAGTATTCTCAAAGTCTGACTGACGTACTTTGTTTTCCATGTAGGCTTGGATAACGTCACGTTTATTCTTTGTGTTAGCTTCTTGATCACTTGCTTCAAACCTGAAAAAACGTTTCTGAGGAAACAAGGCTGAGAAGTAGTTAGCATGTAGGTTGTCAGCAATCTGTGTTAGCTTAGGTGTTGTCGTACTGTTAGTCCAAGGTAGCTTACTATTAGATGTAGTACGAGTGTCCGTTGCATAAATGTAGTTACGGATTTCTTTCCACTCTTCAATCTTTTGCTGACGTGAGTTATTCCAAATAGTCCATCTATCTGCAATCTCCGTAGCTAATGCGTGAGGAGCTATAAGAGAATAGAGATCAATAGTTGTTCCAGCCATTAGAACGAAACTCCACCAAATCTTTTATTAAACTGTACAACGTTGTCTCTACTTCTAAAGATTTTCCTAGAAGGTTTAACTGCCATGTCAACTGCTGAAGCCAAAGCATCTATAACGTCATCGTGTGCAGGGTTACGAGAAGACAACTCTTCTTCTAGTATCTGAATGTTGCCACCCCTGTAGTGCCACATGCTCATGTTATCATAACGAGGTTCCAAGATAGAAGCTATCCGTTCTTGTTTGTTGCCTTGGTTTTTATTGGGCCTATACTCGTTGATACTTAAAGACAAACCGTGTTGTTTGATTAGTTCTTTTAGTTGTCTGACAATAGCCATCTGAGCTACGGTTGTTTCAGCCCTCATCTTTCTGAATGACCACTTGCTGACCAAATGAAAGATGTGATCAAAGTAGACTGAGATACGATCAGTCTTAAACCTGTCAATATCTAAGACATAAACATTGTTATCTGCGTCTATTCCTATGACAACGATAGCTGTTGAGTCTGCCTTCTTGGATAAACTAAATGCAAAGTCAACGGCTGCATATAGGTTTAACTTGTTGTCTTTATAGAACCAGTATCCGTTTTCTTCTTTTAGGTGCTTACGGTCAAAGTACTGAAACTTTTCGCTGCCTACGGGTACGTTGTCTGGGTCAGAAGGATCGTTGTAGTACTGTGCTCTGAACTGACCTTTGTCTAAGTACTGGCCCCGTTTCTTAGCGAGAATCTTAATGTCAAACCCAAACCACTTACCGTCTTTACGTTGTTGTCTAGGCCAGAGGAACTCACCTGTGCCATCCCCTAGGTCTTCCACTGGTCTCTCGAATACCTCGTAGATATTCTCTTCACCTGTCTTCTCACCGTTCTCGTTGTACTGATCTTCCATCATTTGAAGAAGATCGTTGTACAAATCAGCAGGGTGATACCTAGTACCTACGACCCACTCTTTCGCTTCAGCACCTTCAATAGAGGAGAGAAGAGAGTATTGACTTTTGACTTTATTCCTTCCCTCGCCTGTATAAGCATTTTCGTAAACGACGCAATCATCAAGGACTGCGATGTCGCAATGAAGTCCTGTAAGCGAAGTCGTAAGTCCACCAGTAAAGATCGAAGGGTCTCTAACATTCTCTTTCTTCCTTAAAGGATGATCCAACATAATCTCTGAGTTGGTCCATCGTGTACGTTTACCTTCATCAAAGTTTACATGATCAGGCCAGTACCGTCTGTATATCTCAGATGTAAGTATGCCTTTGATAAAGCCTAGTTGTTTCTCTGCTAGGTTAGCTGTTGCTGAGATATATAGTATTCTAAGTGTCGGGTCTTTGGTTAGTTCCCATGCAACCCTGTAAGCTATAAGTCTTGACTT